TGCATATAATCCTTGTCTTTGTTGTACTCCTTCTAAATAAGGGTTAACAACACTTAAGAAATTATTTCTTGTAGCAATTGTATTTTGTTCAAACACTAAATTATCAGCTACTCCAGAAATAAATCCTTTAAGAGCAATTAACAATCTACGTACATTTACTCTATCTAAAGCACTAGCACGTTTTTGTAATGTTTTTTGACCAAATACAACTACTCCCGATTGTGGGAATGTTGCTAATGGATTAACATTTGATTCATATAATGTATCTCTATTATTCGCTGTTAATCTTCTTTCAGCTCTAACTACTTGACCTAAAGCACCTCTAGTTAATCCTGCTGGTGCGAACCATGGTTCACTTGAAGCATCTGTAAATACATAAACTCCTGGGATTACTGTTGAAGCTGGTACAAATACTAATTCTCCTGTTTGAGAATCAATTACTTGAACCCAAGGCCAATATGTTGCAGCATAACTATTATCAAATGAAGATGCTGCTTGTGAAACTGCCGTTACTGAACTTGCATATTTTACTAAATCTAGTACAGCAATATTATCTCCTCTTGTTAATGAGTTATTAATTAAAGCTGTTGTTTGTGTTGCGTGAACTGCGTTGATTAATCCAGGAGCACTAAGAATATTATATTGGTATTCATCTACATTTCCTAATAAAGAAATTGCGTTATCATAATTACTACCAGTTAAACCCTGTGTATCGAATCCAGCACCATCTCCTATAGCACCATAAAAATTAGCAACTCTACCAGAAGTAGCAGTTGTAATATTTACACCATCTGCTCCATTAAAGGATCCAGATGATACTCTTGGTAAAGAACCAGTAAATTCAGATTTTGCTTGACCATTATTATCAAAATAATTTGGTGTTTTATTATTTACTGCTTTTACTCTTACATATCTTGATAGATTAGCATATGATCCAGATTCTTGAATATAATAATCAGATCCCTCATTTACTAAACGTTTACTAATATCACCAATTTGTGCTGATATATAGTTTGGAGAATATGGGTCTAATGATAAGTTTGGATATTGTTCTAATACTACTTGTTGGTTTGCATTATCATTACCTCTACGAACAAGTAAACTAAATACTCCAGAGGCGGTATTTACAGAAGCGATAGACCAACGAACATTATCTGCTGATCCTGTTTCTAAAGCACCGTTTGTTAATTCTGTTGTTCCAGTATTCATTACTTCTCCTTCAGAAATTGTTTCTAGTACAAAAGGTGATATAGAACCATCATCTGCTAAATTAGCTGCTACTAAAGTAACTGTAAAAGTTCCTTCAGTTAAATCTACTGCTTGTACTGTGATAACCACATCTGTACCTACTGTTCCTCCTAAAGCTGCTTGTAGAGCAGTTCCGGACCAAGTAAATGTATCATTTACTTTAACTCCTTCTCCAGCTGATGTAGCAGCAATTGCTGTTAAATTAGCATCACCAGTTCCTGTATCTCCTGCAAAAGTTAAAGACCAAGCTTGACCCGTTGCATTTGCATTTGATGCTACAGGTGAAATTGTAGTTGTACCTGCATCATAAGTATCTGCGGCTGCAAATCCAGTTGATCCTAATAAACTAGTTGTTACGATTGGTGAACCACCATTATCATTTGTAGAAAATACTACTGTATCCCCTACATCAAATCCATTTCCTGCAGATGAAGCTGTAACTGCTGCGGTTGCACCTGCAACTGTTACTAAATTAAATACTGCTCCTGTTCCACCACCATTTGTTGAAAATGTAGCACCTGTATAAGTTACTGTACCTGAACCTGAAAAACTTGAACCAGCATCTGCTCCAGCAGCAAATAAAGCTGCTGCATTAGTATCACCAGTTAATAGTTCTGAACCATCTACTGTAGAAATTAGCGAACTCGTTGCAGAAGAGAAAGCTTCTGGAGTTACTCTAGTTACTAATAAACTTGTTCCACCACTTTGGAAATAATTATTTGCTGCTAGTGAAGTTAAATATGAATAAGCAACTGATGCACTTTGTACTGTAGTACCAAAAGTTGCTGTATATTCACTGTAAGAAGTGACTAATGTTGGAACTTCAACAGGACCTAATGCAGCTGGTCCAATAATAGCGGCACCAACTTCTGCGGGTTGTTGAGTAATAAATGATTGGTCGTTTTCTCTAGCTAATACACCTGGAGATAATAATGTTTCTGCCATCTTTATATGTTATTTTTAATATTGTTTTATTATACATATTAAAGATTTTCTCAAAGAACTATTCTGACTTAACGAGCTCTCCCTTTTCTAAATCAATACTACCCTCTCCATATTTTTCTTGTAGTTCTTTACCTACTTTTTCTTGTTTTTGAAGAAGTGACTGGTATTCATTTTTTAAAGTTTCATTTCGTTTATCTATATATGATTTTCTAATTTCTAGTTGACCTAGAGCAAAAGTAATTTCATTTTCCGATCTTTGGAAATCTTTTAGTTGTTGCAACTCTTCTTTTGATAACTTTTTTGTACTCATTTTTATTTGTTTTTAATTGTTATTTATAAATATTAGTAAAATTTTTTTAATGCAATAATTTGTTCCTTTAAGGGTAAAGTTTTTATTGTACCTGTTATACATTTATTAAAGGATGGTTTATTTATAGGATTTATAATAATATTTTTATTATATATTTCCTTTAATAATAAAAGCAGATTATATTTTGACATACATTCTCCTTCTAGTATATTTTCTGTTGGTAACTTATCCCAATGAAATATTAAATATAAACAATATTGAGCCCAAGTTAAAGTAGTATTCCCATTCCAGTAATATTCAGAATAACCATTAATTTCTCCTTCTTGGGATAAAAACCATTCCATTAAACTAGCTTTAGTATTTAATTCAGGACCAAATATTGACGTTTTAATTATTTTAGTATTTTTTCCTTCTTTTTTTATCCATTCTGCTGCTATTCTTTTAGAATTTCCATAATCATCATCATCCATTTCACAATCAGTACCTGGGTGTATTATTTTGCAATTAGTATTTTTATCTAACCATTGGGGTAATTCCCAATTTATGTCAAATTGATCTGTTCGTTGATGTATAGCTCCAATACAATTTACAATAAAATCCCCATCAAAATCTTTAATAAATTTTTTAAAACATGATGTAGACCATCTGCAAGTATTAATAACGCATTCTATTCCTTTATCTTGGAAAAATTTATGGACCATATGTCCTAGCATACCTTTATGCCCTAATATTAATATTTTCATGGTTTAAAGTAGTTATTAGTTTGTAATATATTTTTTAATTTATCTTTGGACATACATACATTATCACTAGTAAATTCTTGAGTAACTGTTGTTTTATTTAAGATTGTATCTTTATAATGCATGTAGTATGTATTATTTTCTTCTTCATAATAGGTTCTCTGTAGTTCTTCTTTAGAAATCATCATTTCATGTAATTTTTCTGATATACGAGGTGTTCCTAATGTATATTGTAAATTAAATTTTTCATTATATATTTCAAATAAATCTTTTATTTTAAAGGATTTTAAATTAGGTATGACGTTATATCCAGTTACTTTTAATCCATATTCAATTAAATCTATAGCATCTTCTATATAAATAGCAAAACGAGTCATTTGATCTGAATATAAAGTTAATGGGTAATTTTTATTAATAGAGTCCCAAATTAAAGGAATTATACTACCTGTAGAATTAATAACGTTACCATAAATTGCTGTTGACAAGCGTACTTTAGATTCTTCTGCATTAACTATAAATAACTCACCTGCTGCAAATTTCATTGCCCCATATAAAGTAGTTGCTGCCCTTGATTTATCAGATGATATAAAACAAGCTGCTTCAAAATTATTTTCTTCTGCTGCTCTCCTTGAATTTAAAGCACCATTAATAATTACTTTTATAGATTCTTCAACATTTTGATCTACAGCCCCAATTTGTTTTAATGATGCTGCAAAAATTCCAATATCGTGATTTTTTGAGGATCTTTTTAATAAATCAAAATTTCTTATATCACCAATTATACATTTTATATTTGGGAATTCTTTTTTTAAATAATAATGTTTAGCCTCATCTCTACTATAGACTGTAATTTCATTATTATTATAATAACGTTTTACTAAATTTTTACCTAAATAACCAGCTCCTCCTGTTATAAATATTTTTTTATTTTTAATCATAAATATCTATAGATGTTTGTCGTTTTTCTTTAAAAATATACGTTAGATCAACATACGAATTATTTTTGTAATATCCAAACTTTTTTATACTATCATATTCTATTCTACAAGATAAGGGTTTTACTAGTAATTCTTGATCATTAATTATTAGTTTAAATTCTTTTTGTATATCATATAATAAAATAGAAGGTTTTGTTTTATATATTTTTGGATCTTTAATGCTTTGATAATATAACTTAAATAAGTTATCATTTTTATTAAAATTAAAAGGATTTTTATCTCCATACTCAATTTGGTCTTTTATTACTTCTGGGTAAATTTGGTAATTAAATATAGAAATTAAATGACCTAAATAATGTTCTGCATCTTTAAAATTATAGGGTGGAACTTGGTTAGAACCTGATATGTATTGTTTTTTAGATATTAAAGGGATTAATTTTTTAAGATTTTCTTTACTAATAACATTAAACATAAAACTAGGAAATCTAAAACCTTGTTTATTTTTACTTTCAAAAACTTTGCTACAAGTAAAATCTTTTGGTGTTTTCATTTCCTTTAGCATTAAAGGAGTTAATATTACATCATAGTTAATAAAACTATAATGAGTATAATCTAAAGATAACCCTAAATTACTAGTTGCTAAAATTTGATTAAATGCAGTCCAACCATAATCAGGCAAAATATTAACTAATTTTAAATTTTCTGTGTTTGTAAGTAATGTTTTCCAATATGTCATTCCTCTATTAGGCCAATGTAATATAGGATTACTTTTATCATAAAGAAAATATTCTATTTGAGATTGAATATCATTAGATACAGGAATATGTGATGATAATAATACATCAAAGTTATGTGATTTTAAGGTTTTAATATTCTTTTTTAGAATATTTATCTTTTTAGTTGTATCACAATGACTTAATATAATAATTAGATTTTTATTTTTCATAACAACTTATATAAGGGGTTATATCTTTTATTTTATTATACCTAGTAATTGATTCATACTCTATATAATTAGTATTAGAATTACTCTTAAACCAGTCACCATTATTTGTTAATAATTGGTTAATAATAGGCTGTTCAGATTTATATATTTTAAGTAATGATTTTTTAGTAGATAAGTAATTATTTTTTAATTTTTTTTCTGATTTGCCAAACACATAAAAATTATCTGTTTCCTTTTTTACTGCGTCGAAAACTAATTTGTGTTGGGGATGTCCATATTCTCCAATAGGATTATGCGTTACTATTTTTTCCCAATTTTTAAAATTAATTATTTCTTTTAGATTAAAATCTTGACTTGGGGTTAAAGTATCTTCATAATCAAGCATTTCCCAAGAACCAACTTTTAATTTTTCCATAACTTCTTCAAATTCTTTACTTCTAATTTTATTTGATTTATTAGTAAGACAAAGTACTTTGTATTCAGATCCATGTTTAATTAATTCGGCCCCTCCAAATATTAATTCATCATCTGGGTGTGCTATTATCATTAGGTTTTTAGTTTGATAATCATTAAATGCACGGTTTAATACTTTTGAACTTTTAGATAAAACAGAAGGATCAGGACCATGTATAAAATAGGGTTCTAATGTATTTTTATCATACATTATATCAAATCCTTGTTTTAAAAAATATGGGTTTACTAATGTTTCATCTTTCGAACTATAATAATTATTCCAAGTAATAGGTAAATCTAATATTTTATTTTCTTCCCATAAAACACAATTTGCTACTCTTTCTTCAGAGAATGCATTGTCATCTACATAAATTTTTATACTATGATTATTTAAATATTGGTTCCAACTAAGACATTTATTAAAAAAATCTTTACTATTACTATCATAAAAATAAAAACCAGTTGCAATAATTTTATTATTAGGATTTCTTGGGATATGATTATATACTCCAGTTAATTCTGAACCATATTTTCCCTCTAATCTTACATTATTATATGTTCTCCAGTTTAAAATATCTTCATGAAAGTATTTCATAAATAGTGGATAATTCTCTAATTTATCTAAATATTTCAATGATTTATCTATATGTTCAGTAACGAAAGCATCCCCATCTATCCAAGCAAATTTTTTAAAATCTTCATTCAAAGAATCTAAACTAGCTAAATATTTAGCAAAATAAATAGAATAATCTTTATTAATTAAATCTAATTCTTTATTTTTTGTATCTTTAATTTTTTTAGGAAGATAATTAATTCTTTTATTAATAACATTAGGAAGATCAATGTGAGAATCACAATTAAAACCATATACTATAAGTTTATATTTAGAAAATTTAAGTAAACTTTTAGCAAGTACCTCGATCATTGATAAATAATTTTGGTTTCCTCCTGTTATCCAAACAAATTTTTTATCCATTAAGTAAAGGTTTTATTTTATTTAATACTTGTTCTACAGAAATTGATTTTTGACAAATATGTTGTTTATCTGTACCTTTATGTTCTGGGCACCAATCCCAATCTCCTGTGTCAAATACGTGGGTATCATGAGTCCAACAATTATTACATACACTATGGTTTTCAATTTTAGTTAAATTATTAGGTACATCATAACCATAAGGAACAAAATTATTTATCATTACTGTATGTTTATTTAAAGCCCAATTTATCCAAGATAATCCTGATCCTAATCCTATAAATAAATCTGCATGGTAAATATAATTAAATAATTCTTCCCATTTTAAATTAGATTTATCTATTATATTAATTCCTTTAAAGCCATTTAAAGTTAAACTAACTACTTTATAGCCTTTAGAATGTAATATTTTTGCTAAATTTTTCCAATTCTTATAGGGCCATTCTTTTAATCCTGCTGTAGATTGAGGTCCTATACAAATGTATTTTTCTTTTATTGGTCTTTTATAAGGAGTAAAGTTAACACTATAATTTGTAGGAGTATAAGAAATATTTAAAATATCACTTGCCGTTTTTATTAAAGGAATAGTATTTACTTGATTAGGATGATCATTAAAATTTTTCCATCCTCCCTTTTTATCCCTAAACCAACCAATTTGGAAATGAGCATAACACGCAGGAATTTCCCCTGGTGGTACAAATTTAATGTCATTGTAATCTTTTAGATTTTCAAACCATTCATTATGAAATGTACTAACTATAACATTACATTTATATTTATTTTTAAACTCTATTATTTGTGGAGCCCAGGCTAATGTATCTCCTATTGATTTTGACTCAAAAGAAATTTTTACTGTTTTATTTTCTAAATTAAAAATATGTACTACTTCACCATTAATTTTAATTATCCAAGGTATATTATATGTTTTACTACACTGAGTCCACATATTATTAGTAATAGTATCTACATGCAATACTTCATTAGTAGAACCATCTATAAATTCGACTGTGTATTCGTTATTATGATGTCCAAGTATTTCTACTTTTGGTCCTAAATTAAAACTTATTTCTACTTTATTTTCTGGGATATTTTCTAATAGATTTTTTAATTCTTCACCTGCTATTTTAGCAGCGTTTTCCCAAGTAAACTTTTTTCTAATTATTTTAGATTCTATTATAGATTGTTTCTTATGATATTCATAATTTTCATAAGCATCTCTCATTACTTCTTTTAAATGATTAAAATCAGGATCATAAAATTCTCCTTCTAACATTTCTTGAGAAAAACTACTATATTCTCCTTTTTTAGCTTTAGAGGTAGATAAAATATCTACTGGTAATCCTAACCCATTAGCAAATTCTAATTGAGCACTACAATTTGAATATATAGATGGTGTTCCGCAAGCCATTGCTTCAATTAAAGGTAAATTCCAACCTTCAGACCTAGCACAAGATAAAAATATATGACCCTTTTGTAAAAATTTTATATATTCTTCTCTAGTAGGAAAATGTTTTACTTTTACTCTAGAATCATTTAGCTTATAATATTCTAATCTTTCTTCTGTTGTTTTAAATTTATCTTTAGCATAAGGATTATCAATGGATACTATTAAATCAACTGGTTCATCTTTACTAAATTCTTCTAAAAAAGATTCTATTAATTCTTTAGTTGATTTTCTATAATCCCACCTACCAAATATAACAAATTTAAATCTACCATCATCATAATCAGGTAAAGTTACTTTATTATTAGGTTTAAATATATTACCATCAACTGCTTCAGGAACAACTTTTACNTTATTTTCTTCTATACCTTGTTCTACAGTACAATCTTTTTGCCATTGGGAAGGAACCCAAATTTGGTCAAATGTTTTTAATTGATTAAAAAAATAATCTGGTTGTTTTGTAGTTTCCCATACATTGTATGCTATTTTAGGGCCTTGGTAATCTTGATAAAAGAAATGATGATTTGTTTCATTAAGAATGATATTTACATTATGCTTAAAATTATTAGGATATTTACTATAAAAAGAATGGTGTAGTAAATTATTATCATTATCCCATAATGATTGTTCCGTTAATAATTTTTTATCTAAAACATCAATATAATCTTCATTATTATGTGGTTCGTCATTAAACCCCTCCCAAGATTTACCTATTGTAAAATTTCTAACCTTTAAATCATAAGTATTAGAAAGTTCTCTATAAAATGCTCTTGTATGATTAGCATAACCAGTAGTACCAATATAACTACCATGTGCAAAAATTTTAGGTTTTTGTTTTGTCATTTAACCCAAATTTACTAAATTTATACCAAAGTCTTTCGTGTAGGAAGTATAGCACCATTTTGGAAATGATTTCTATTCCCCCTATAGCCAAACCTGCTTCCCAAGAACCCGTTATTAGTCCTGAAATTATTACTGTATCTATTGATCCTATTATTCGCCATGAAACTGTTTTTGCAATATGTCTTTTATAACTTACCATCTTTTTTCATTTGTTCTCTAATTGTAGTTGCTGATATTTCTCCTATATCTGATGGTGGGATATGTTCTATAATGTCATAGCCAACTCCCCTACCATAATTAATCGATTCTATATCAGGTATAATAGTTGGTAATACTTTTCCAGCTTTAATTAATTCTTTTAATTCACCTTCTTTTACCATTTCTAGTATTTGTTCTGCCGTCCAAGGATTTTTTTCATCTGGTTTTACATCTCTAATTCCTAACCAAACATTATACCCTTGTTTTAATCTTTCATTAATTAACCATAAATGTCCTTTATGTAAAGGTTGCCATCTACCCGCAAAAAATGAATATTTTACTTCTGATGATGACGATTCTTTGTCTGCTTTTGCTTTAAATTCCATTATCTCTTATTAAGTTTATTGCTATTGCTCTTTTTTCTGGTTTGTTTGGGTCCATATCATTAATTAAATATCTAGGTCCTCTTTCTATACCCATAATTAATCTATGGTAAGGTACTTCATTTTCATATAATTCTATTTCAGTATGCATCCTAAGGTATTCAGGACGAGCTGTAGTTAAAATTATCATATGTCCTTCAACTGATGCTTTATCTAAATATTCTATAGTAGATTCAATACCTTCAGCTTTAGAAGTTTCATATGTTTCAAATTTCCGGTATTTTAAAATTGTACCATCAATATCACAAAAATATGTATTTTTTTTCTCCATACTAATTATCTAGTTGATAATTTGAAGGTGGTAGTTCATTTAATAATGATCCTTTAGGATAGATTACGTTTAAACCTGCTTTTTTAGCTATTATATTTAATGATTCTTCTGGGGTTTGGTTTGTAGTATCAATATCAATATAATCAAAGTCGGGTTTTTGAAATTGAGAAACATGATAATTTTCCCTACCTCTAAGTCCTTCATCTAAATCATAATGTACAAAAATTTCTTGCAATTGCCACTTCATTACATCCTTAAATTCTTCCCTTTGGTCTAAATAAGGTGATACTAAAGATACAATTACATCTTTGCCCTGATTATGTAAATAATGTGCAATTTTTTGAGCTGCATCTACATTAGTTATTCTACCTTTTATAGAATAATCTTTATTTGTAAATAATTCTCTCATTTCATCTCCATCTATACGATAGGCATGAGGTAAGTATTTTTCTTTAAGCATGTTTGCTAATACAGTCTTCCCAGAACAGGGTTGACCAGTAAACCAATATATCATATAACTTTATTTTGTAACCTTAATATACGTAACTAATTTTAGTACTCCTAATTATTTACCAAGGAGTTCCATTTTTATGAGTTCTAGCTGCTTGTCTTTCTATTTGTTTAGCAATTGAAGAAGAATTTTGAGTTTCTATTGGTGCTGTATCTATAGAGCTAGTAACCCATGCTAAAACATCACCTTCATTAAGATTTTCAAATTCAATAAAGCCAACATCACTAGTACTTCCTTCTACTTCTAAATCATTTATTTCTCTTGTAGAAGAACCACTAAGAGCTGATTCGCAAGCATACGTAACTTTACTAACTACCCCATCAGATATTGATCTTTTAAGGTCATAAATTTTCCAAGTATGTATCATTTTTATTTTATTTTATTATAAATATTATATTTTATTTTTCTCTCGTCTGTCCATTAGGAAATGTTCTATTAGCAGGAACAGATTGAACACCAGGTTTAAAATTATCACTATTACTTGTAGTTTCAAAATTAATTGAAACTTTAGATTTTGAATTCCATTTTTGTATTGAATTCATTTCTTTTTGTATTGTATCTGGTATAATATAACCCCTTAGTTGTATTCCAAAAGTACCTTTTACTAGTCTATCATTACCTACAGTTAATGATGTTTCTGTGTCAAAAGAATCTATAAATGCTCTAAATTTAAATCTTTCTGGATTGCCCCAGTAAGCATCAGATGCATATTCACAAGCTTCAATTATTTTATTTAATTGTTCCATATAATATGTTTGTACAAGTACACTATATTGTAATGTAACAAAATCAGGAACCGCTACTGCATAATGTTCTTTTACTGGTTTTTTATTATTTAATACAGCAAAATTATTATAAAAATTATCAGGACTATATTTTTTTTGCATTGAGCTATATAAATTTACTCCATTAGCATCTAATTTATTATAAACTGATCTATCTTTTGTGATACTATCTCTTTGTAAAACAATAATAGGTAGCATTATAGCACCTTTTTTATCTCTATAATAACCATCACGTTGAAAAGATTTCCATCTTTCAGGTGCTCCATATATTACAGGTACGTTTCTTCTTTCTGCATTTTGAAATACAAAAGGTTTAATAACATTTTTAAAATAAAAAAATACAGCTTCATCTAAATCTTGTAGACCAATAGCAAAAGGTTTTACAGAATCATCTTTAAAACTAAGTTTTGTTGATCTATTAAAATCTATTCCAGTTTCTGATTGGTTAGGGTTAATGCGAGCATTAGGATTACCCCTTTCAGTATCAAACGCTTTTTGTTGTTCAACACTTAATTGTCTTTGGGTTTTTGGTATGGGTTTTCTAATTTTACTCATTACATTCTTTCTATATAAGGTGAAATTCCTACTTTATCTGCTGGAATGTAATAAGTAGAAACTAAAATTGATAAATTACTACCAAATTTATCAAGATCTGGGTTTAGTGGGTTTGGTTTTCCATCAGAATCATTATTAGGATAATCTGGATTTTTCCCTCCAAAATATTGGTTTGCTATTGTACTTTGAACTCCATAATATCCTTCTTGGTATAATACAATATCTCCCACTTCTGGGACTATATCTGCATCCACAAGATCATCTCTAAAAAAATAAAAATCTATAGGTTGACCAAATTGAATACCTTCTACATTTTCTTGAAATACTTCATTTGACCTATTTATTAATACATTAAATAAAAAAGGACCATTATAAAATTTAGCTTCGGCTGCTTCACCGTAAATATTTACTTTAGTTTCTTCTAATTTAAATTGATATAAAGCACACTGTTGGGTAATGATATTACCCATCAGTTCTCTATTTAATTTTCTTATCAAAGAGAC